CGCATAGTTTCAATGTTATACTCCAAATCAATTTTTTGACCAACGCCGGTCGAGCTTCGAGATTTCATACACTGTATCTGATACTTGCCGCGCTCTTTCATAGCACGTGAAGTAAAGATACCAAACACATTATCTGCTGTGTTAATTTTAGAGATACCACCTGAAATATGTGAGTGGTCAAATTCAATCTCTTCAACAGCACTGCGATTCAACTGCGATGCTGTAACCATTAACACGCCAAGTTCTTTGGACAGGTTACGCAGTTCTTCAGAAACATATTTGTCTTTAACAAACAAGTCGTTGGGGCTGACTTTGGCACTGACTGGCATCAGCAAGTCCAGGTAGTCAATCATCAAGAAGTCTACTCGAATGCCTGTTTGGATCTGTACTTCTTTGATGTAACTGCGGATGTCATTGATGTTGCTCTGTGCCGGCAATGCCTTGACACGATACTGACCTGACTTTTTAGCAACCAGTTTAACTTTGAGTTCAGTTGTGTCGATGTCTTTGCGGATATCCTTTGTTGACATATTGGTCAACATAGCATCGGTACGCAGACTTGTGAGTTCTTCTGAAAGTTCTAGTGTGATATAAACACCAGAAAGTCCTTGCTGTAGCCAATTAAGTGCAATGTTCATCATAACCAATGATTTTCCAGAGCCGGATCCGCCTGCAAAGATGTTTAGTTCACCACGACTAAACCCACCATACAACAACTTGTCCAGTTGGGGCCAGCCTGTACTTACTTGGCCACCACTATTAAAGTATTTGTTAATACGACTTGCGGGATCAGCAAAGTAATCTGTACCCATGTCCTTAGTAAGACTAATCTGTACTGCATCTTTGATTAGTTTCTCAACTGGCTCAAACTCGCCCTTCTCTAACAAGTCTGCACTTTTGAGAATAGCACGTTCAAGTTCTTGCCGCTTGGTAAACGATTCAAACTCGCCCATGAACCAATCAAAGTGCCCTTCATTTAAGTCGGGCACTGGTGCAAGTTTAACTCCTGTGGTTGCACTAATTTGTGTTCTGTCAGGCATGGTCTTGTGCTTGTCACTGTGCTCTTTGATGAACTCAGCCGCTGGACGCAAACTCTTGTCAAAGTTCTGCGGATTGTAAATGTTTTGAACACGCACATAACTACTTGCGTCCTCTAACATCATTTCTAGGAATAATCGCTGGACTTCAAGTCCGTAATCTTTTAACATTGTTTAATAGTACTTTCCAATTTGTAAACTTTTTCGCCAACTTGTGTTTCTTCTTTGGTCAATTTGATTTAATCGTAGTGTCCAATTATCATTATGGCCATTCATTGTAGATTTTAAAATTTTTACAAGCCCACTAAACTGATCAATTGATGATAGTGCAGAAATTGCTTCTTGTTTTACATTTGGCAAAAGATCAGTTACATTATAATTATACGCAAGTTGCCAACAAAAGTCACTAGTATCGCCTTCTCTATTTGTAGATAAATTTTCCATAAACCATTCATACACTAACGGCATTTCAAGTACGTTATAATTTCCTACAGTCACATTGAACCCAAACATAACATTGCTGGGCAATTCTTTACGCATGGTCTTAATATTATTGACCAGCATATCCCATTTTCCAGGATATCTAATATACTCAAATGCTATATCAGTTGCGTCGACACTAAAGAATAATTTTACTAATTTTGTTTTTTGCCACAAATCAATTATGTCTAGGCTAGGATACACAGTTCCGTTTGTGTTGTAACTTATAAAAGTATTCGATAAATCAATCCTTGTTAGCATATCAAATTGATCATTGTTAAGCATTGGTTCGCCGCCGTTAAAATGTATTTTTTTAATACCGGATAGATCTAAATAATCAAATAACTTATTTTGTTTTTGAAATTTTCTACCCATTGCCGATAACGATTGCCGTGACATTTCAAGCTCCGTGGCCCATTTGCTAGAATTTTGCGGGCCACACATGATGCAACCTAAATTACATGCCCATGTTGCACTATGGTCAACACTTTCTAATATCACTGTGTCGGACTCTGTCGGCAATTCAAAAAATTCTATAGCACTTAATCTTCTACTTTTCTTGCCAAGACTTTCGTCTTGCCAGCACGCCAAACATGCCTTAGGCTTTTTTCCATCTGCAAATTCTTGCCTAATTGATTGTAAGTATTCGTTTGTATTAAAATCAAAATTCTCAACAGGCACTATTTGCGCGATTGCTTGGCAACATGGTGCTACCCGAAGTTGATTGTCATTATAACGGTCAACATATAAACTACGATACACCTCAGGGCACCAATTGTTAACGGCGTTTGACAAGTTTTTTCTTCCTTTGTTCTATTTTAATTTTTTTACTGCGCTCACCGGTTTGCAGTGCTTTTGTTATTCTTTTTTCAACTTTAAGATAATTCAGACACAACTCTTGATACGGTAATTCCAATGACACTGTATTTTTAAAAATTTCAAAAATCTTGCCGTATTGTAATGGAACACCAGCAACGTATTGAATTTGATTGTTTATGAAATCTTCATAGCAAATTATGTCATAAGGCACACCACTGTTTTTAACTTGTTGCAAGGCTGTCAAGTATCGACGATACATTTCAATCCAGTTATTGACAAACTCCGTATCGCACTTGAATGGTTTAATATCAACGGAATCTCCTGGACCATAATGATACCTGGATGTTTGTTCAGCCAAACATAAACTTACGCAACAGTCAACTAAGTTTTTTCGTTCAATAATAACAACTCGATCAAAATTCCCTGTGGTCAGTAATAGGTTGGCGTCAACAGTGTCAAGATTGATTGCCAGTAGTTTCATCACACCTTCTGGCTGTTCCCGTGCCCATTTGTACAAGTTGGCCGGGACCAATCTTAATGTTGGGTTGTTAAACGGTTCAATCAGATTCTTAACACCAAACATAGAATGAGCCAATGTTTCTTGAATCACAGTACTACCAGTCCTGGGACAGGCAAAAATTAAGATTTTTTTAATTTTTTTATCAGCCATTTTTTGCGAATTTCTATTTTAATTTTACTGCTTTCACTTGATTGCATTATAGTTAGCAGTGTTGTTAACTTGCCCCAGAGTTTCACAGCATCGTTGATGTCCTTAACACCTTCGGGCCAATCAGGAATACTTACACTCCATCCCAGTTCCACAGCACGATCAACAAGTTCTATGCCTGCTTGATCTTGATCTGGTACCACAATCACATTGCGTCCTAAACTACGTATTAATCTTGCTTGGTCGTCGCTGATTTCGTTGTGCATCACAGCCACACCACTGATGCATAATGCATCAAAAATACCTTCAGTCACAATCACATGTTGCCAACCTGCCTGTTGCAAGTCTATGCCAAATACATAGCCCCGGGGCATGTCGTTGATGTATCGCGGGTTACGATCATCTAAAAATCTTATGGTACTGCCTACCACTTGGTTGTTGTAGGTAAATGGAACAACTACTCCAGGACGTGATGTCCCGGCTACCACGACGGGATAGTCTTCAGGTACATGTCTGCTCCTAAGATAGTCCCAATGCTCAGGTGTTGCTGTTGTTACAAAATCTGTAAACTCAGGCAATTCAGTTTCCGTAAACTCTATGGGTGCGGTGTTGTTCCACTCACGCTGCCTATCCTCAATCATACCTTCCATGCTACGATGACGCATGCTTTCAAGATTAATTTGATTGATATCATTTTCTGGGACGCCTATCCATTCAAGCAGGCGGCGTGCTCGAAATCCAATGTTGCGGCCAAGAATAAAACTTGCAGTATAACCACAGTTGAAACAATGATAACTCCAGCCTTGGTCGGATAGTTTGATACCACCACGTCCACGTCGATCCGGTGTGTCGCCGTTGTGAACACAACAAGGTGCGTTAAAGGAAATCCAACCAGAACTAGACTGTTTTCTTTTGCCTGGTAAAAATGCTAACACATCGATCATGCTACTATTGTAACACGTTTTTTGGAACAATGCAACTTTTTTTGGATTAACGATACTTCAAGTTTACCACACGTCCAGTGGAAACAATAACCTGCACTGACTGCATGGTAGGTGGAATTGGACGGTATCCAGATCCACCGTTAACCAGTGTAATGCCACTGATCATTCCACCCGAAATACTGGAGGTGGCCACAGCGCCGGCACCCTCGCCCACAAACTCAATCAGTGGTGGAGCCAAATAGCCAAACCCTGGAACAGTAACAGTGACTCCTGTGACAACGCCATTGGCCACTGTGGCAGTTGCTTGTCCTGGATTGCCCAGGGATTGTCCATTTGTTCCGGTTGTGTATATGCTGTTGTTAAAACACAAACGCAGTATTGGATGCCATCCAATGACATTGATATAAATGGTTTCAGTTCTATTCAGATATTGTGTGGACTCTGTAACATTGTACCAGACACTTTGGTAGTTCTCTGCACCTTGTGCTTTGATAGTTCCTGTGTAGCCAATCAAGTCCATTTGAATCGTGGTCACACTGCCAACTGGCTCAATAAAACTGCTGTAGAATTCAGTTGGTTGACGAGGACTATAGTTGTTTATTGGGCTGCCTGCGTTCAATGCCCAGTCTGGATAGACACTACTGCTTGATCCGCCATAACTGACCTGAGATGTGATTTCGGTGGTGGGAATTGTCAAGTTAGCACTGGGAACGTATGCAGGGTACACGCTGTCTACCACATCAAGCGGGGCACGGGCACCGGATTGTGCATCTGTATAAACTGCTTCTACCAGATTGCCACTGGCTCGCATGATACTGTAGGCAGCGGGCTGTGCCAATACAGTATCAAGTTCTGCTGTGGTCAACGTTACTTTGGCACGGCCGTACTGTGCATTGATAATAACCATTTCTTTTTCAACTAATAATGCATCACCATTTTGACTGACCATTCTAAATGTCAGTGTGCTGCCGGTGATATTCACAGGTTTTTCGTCTTGATTGATGAACTCAAACAAGATCACATTGTCAACACCTTTGTTAATTGTTAGTTTTTTAGCATACACAGGATTG